TACAAATATTAACCAGATTATTGTAAATGAAGAACCATATAACAAAGATAATCTAATATATAGTCTACTAATTAAACATTTAAGAATGCAGACAGTTTATATGGTTAATCCAATAATGAACTTAGAAATTTACAAAGATAATGTATTTATTAGTTCTTTAAAATTAGTAGAACAATTACATCAATTTAAATCATATTATTTGTTAATACATGAATTAGACAAAAAATATAACGAAATATGTGATTTGAAAATAGATGGATTAATTATAAGTAGTAATTCGGAAAAAAAAAAGAAAGTTCGTTCAATTGATAGTGAAATGAGTTGTGATATCAACAATATTGGATGTAATACATGTTCATGTAATGATAGAAAAGTATTTTCAGAAAACATATATGAGAATATTATGAGAATGTATAATGAATATTATAAATATGACAATAAAAAAACATATCTAAATATACCATCGGATGAAATGATGCAAAGATATCAAGAGATAGTACAATTATATGAGACTGAAGAGACGAACTTATATAATTGTATAAATGATTTTAATTTGAAAATGAGTGAATTTTTAGTAGCGAATAATAAGGAGAGAATAAGATCAAAATTTATGGCTGGAATTAAAGATTAGAATAAGATGTGCCGCGCCAAACAGTATCAAAACCATTAATTTCACTAGAGATTTGGTTATTTCGTTGATCGTTTAATAATTTATCAATAGATGAGCTCAATGATCCATCCATAAGATGACTCATATCATTATTTTTTTTATTTTCTGGAACAGGTTCATAATAACATGTTCCATTAGATGATGATTTAACTTCTTCATAAACATTATTTTGTTGAAAATGTTCTTTAGGGGGTATATCATTAGTTCTCAAGGGTGGATTAGATGGCATAGATATTGGTCGTTGCATTTGTTGTAATTGTTCTAATTGTTGTTGAACTTCATCTAATTTATTTTGATATTGGAGGATAACTTGTTTATATTTGCGGCTCATAGATTTATATTTAACGACAGGAAGATAATAAGAATTTATATATAATTTATTGTAGAGTAGAAAAAGTGATAAAATTATAATTAATAATATAATAAAATGTGTAATATTTAATTTAAGATTATTATTTATTTGGAACATTAATACTTTAATATTAAAAGAGAAAATTAATAATTTATATTTTGTATTTTTATATTAGTAAAATAATAATGAATAAATTTGTAGATATAAATTTTAAAAAATATATTGAAAATGTGATTAGAAAAACAGTTCTTACAAATTTAAATGTATCTGAATTTGACCAATTAATGAATTTATTATATGATCTAATCAATTTTATATCTATCCGTTTTAATTTCGATTTATCAAATGCAGATCAATATATCTATCAATTAAAACAAAATAATAATCGTGATATATATGCAATATTTAACATGTTATTACCATATATTGATGATAGTGATAATTTTGCATTACATCATGAGATTTTTAATTTGAGTGATATATCAATCAAGAAGAGAGAGCAAATAAATGGATACATAGAAAAAACAAATCAAACAAATAAAGAGATCGATAGAAATCCATATATGATAACAAACACTCAATTTAATAGAAATATAAGATCAGTAGATCTAAATGGTGATACATTTAGCGACACATATATGAAAGATACAGATATTTATAGAGAAATAAACACATTTCAGAATATTCCATTTAAAGATGCAGATAAATATAATTATTTTGAATATAAATTAACACTTTCTGATATAATCAATAATTATTATATATTATTAAATACAATAGATCAGGTTTCAAATAAATTATATATAAATTGGTTGAATATTAGACCAATAAAAGAGAACTATAAAGAAAGTTCATTATATAAAAAATCGTTTAAATATGATAAAGAATTAAAAAATATAGTATTTGAGATAGATGGAATAAAAAATAATTTTGATTGGTACAATCCAATTGTTTCAGATGATACATATATAAGTAAATATCAGGGAATATCCTGTGGAGATATATATAATATGATACATCATGAACTATATTTTGGAGTAAAACATTATAAATGGTTAATATATGAAATACCTCAAAATTATTCATCAAAAACACAAAATAAAAAAATATTAAATTATTGGGATTATATCAAAGATAAATTTCCAAGAATAGACGAATATATTGGCAATGATAGCGAATTTGAATTAATCGAAAAAGAAAGTAATAATTTAATTAAAGAATGGACTAAAAATAAAAATGAGTTAGCGTCTTTAATTAATACAGATATAGTGGTTAGACAGATTGTATATAATATATTGTATTATATTCAACGGAAATATACGAATAAAACAGAATTAGAAAACACAAAATTTATTGAATTAAAGATAAAGGGAGACACAAATGATGAGAAAATAATAGAAATGTTAGATCCGGACGAAGAAGGAGTACAAATAGAGAGTGATGTGAGAGAGTCATGGAATTCATTAGATTTAAAAATATTATATAAATATTTAATGGAGACGATAAATCAATTCAAACAAACATGGTATGGTAATCAAATAATAACAAAACAATTAGCATATCCGAAGTTTTCAGAAGATTGTAAAATAAATTTAGAAGATAAAGAAGATAAAATTACATTTAAAAATATATATAACTGGGCAAAGAGCATATTATTATTTACATATGGGAATTATTATGAAGAGAAAAGGAAAGATAAAGAAGGTGGATCAATTGTGGCAATGATGGAAAATTACAGGGAATACAATTGGCATAGTTTAAATAGTAGCAATGAAACACAAGATTTATACAATGATAGAGACAATATATTAAATCATAAAAGATTATTTATAAGTGGGATGAATTTAAATAATAATAATTCGGACGACAAAAAAAATTGGTTCAATATTAGTGGTATATTAAAGAAAAAATACAAAAAAAAAAATGATAGATTTATAAGTACAATAAATAACAATATATTTGATTGTATAAAGAGCAATATAATAGACATATGTTTTGAATGTTTATGGATCAGAGGATTATTAAATGAGTTTGTGCCAGATAAAGAATGTACAGATAATAATTTATTAGGTACAACATATGAGTCAAAACTAGCGAACAGGAGGTCAGCTGCAAAAAAAAATATATTTAATAAAAAAAATGTGGAAGAGTATAAGAAATGCATATATTTTTTGACGAGCGAACCATATGAAAAATGTCAATTGATTAGAGAAAAAAATGAAAAAGCTCTTAATTATTTTGAATATTTGGAGAAACAGACAGGTAAAGGATGGATGACTTTTTATGCAATGGACTGGATATCACAAATAAATTTTTTTCATAGATATATCAATAATAGAGTTATATTTGTGACTGGTGGGACAGGTGCAGGTAAATCATCACAAGTGCCAAAATTATTATTATATGGATTAAAGATGATAAATTTCAACAACAAAGGAAAAGTAATATCAACACAACCGCGTGTAGAACCGACAAAATCGAATGCGATAAATATGGCAAAAGACATGGGTGTTCCGATTAATGAATATTCAAAAGAATTGAATGACACAGTACAAACATTTAATGGATATATTCAATATAAAAGTAAGAATGATTCATATCTGAACCAAAAAAATGAATATTTTTTTAGAGAGATGACTGATGGTTCATTAGTAACAGAATTATATAAAAATCCAATATTGAAAAAATTAAAAAATAAAAATGAAGACAATAATAGTGATAAAGATGTATTATATAGCACACAAAATTTATATGATATAGTGATAATAGATGAGTCGCACGAACATAATAAAAATATGGATATAATTCTTACATTAATGAAATATTCGACATATTGGAACAATTCAATAAAATTGGTAATTATTTCTGCAACAATGACAGAAGATGAACCAATATATAGACGCTATTATAAAACAATAAATGATAATTTGATGTTTCCTTTGGCATTGTATAATGCAAATAATTATTATTATTATGACGAATATGAAATTAGTTTAGACAGAAATACAGTTGATCGTCGTATTCATATATCACCACCGGGTGAATCAACACAATATGTAGTATTAGATATGTATTTAGATGAAGATATAGATGATTATGAGGATGCGGAAATAGCAGGTATAAATAAAGTAAAAGAACTAATTGGTAAAAAAGTAGTAGGAGACATACTATTTTTTTCAGTTACAGAAAATACAATTAAAAATATTGTTATTGAACTAAATAATATTTTACCATACAATGTAATAGCTCTACCTTATTATGCAAAATTACCAGATAGATATAAAGAGTTAGGTGCTAATACTGAAAAGATTGATGACTTTAATATTAACAAATTAGATATATTTGACGACATTGCAAATAAAGAATCAAGAAAAGTTCCAAAAGGGACTTACAATCAAGTTATTGTTGTTGCCACAAATGCTGCAGAAGCATCTATCACTATTAATAATTTAAGATATGTAATTGACACTGGATTTTATAATTCAGTTGTGTATGATACAATTAATGATGAAACAATCCAAAGTTTAAATAAAATATCAGAAATGAGTCGTATTCAGCGTAGAGGTCGTGTGGGTCGTGTTGCAGGTGGAACAGTATGGTATATGTATAAGAAAGGTGCTAGAGCAGATATTAAATCGCCATTACAAATATGTAATGCTAGGATTAGTGATGATATTTTTAAGTTAATGCGTTCAAAAAATGATGAAAACTATTTTATTCATCCAATATATGATATATATAATATTGGATATAATTATTATGTATATAACCAAAATATTAATAATAATTTTAAATATCTAATAGATGTTGAAAAATATGATATAGACAAAAAAATAAATGATGTAAAACCGGAAAATTTTAATAAAGAAAATAAAAACAGGGATACAGATTTATGGTTAAATATATATGAACTTTTAAAATATCATTTTAGATTTACTCTTTTGAATGGTTCATCTTATATATTTGTATATGTAGGTTCGCCTTATTTATCAGAAAATATAGAATTATTAAATGATTCATCATATAGAATACATTATAGATATATGACTGGTTATAATATGACATCATTAATGGACCTATATGGTTCATTTCATATAATTCATCCAAGTGAAAATTTAGGGATTAGACATAAAATGACAGGAATGTATTATGACAAAGAAATAAATGAGAAATATAACACACATATATTTACCAATATAAATAGTCTATTATTCTCAAATATGATAACCGGAATTTTTTTTAATACATCACTAAGCATTTTTAATACTAATCAATTATGTTACACGAAAAAAATATATAAAGTGATGACTAAAAAAGAAAATAAAATAATATTATTAAATACAACAATAAAAGATACAACAAATGATGTATTCAATAAAACAGAATTTGCAGACAAATTAATGAATATTATGGAACAATTAGAAATTACTGACAAAGATTTAGGAGTTCAAGATGAAACTTTGATAAGGATTTGTATAGGTGCTCTTATATATGGTTCAATATTAGGAATAGAAAAAGAAATATGTAAAACAATAGCGGCTCTATTAACATTACCAGACAAAATGGAAATGAAAACATTGATCCCAAAAGATGGGTCAAATAGATTTGATCTAAAAAAAAATCCATTATCTCAATTTAGTAATAATTTTGGTGATTTAATTACATTGTTTAATATATTTGACAAAATGCAAAAAGATCTTATATTTTTGTATAAAATATTTGAACCATTAAATGAAAAAGAGGAAAAAAAAATAGAATTACGATATGATGAAGACAAACAGATGTATTTAAAATATAAGAACAAAATATTAACAAGCAAAGGAGAAAATAGTCCATATGATATAATATTAAAAGATGATTACAGTAAATTTAAAAAAATTAGTTCATTAGATCAGTTAAATATATTGGACGATAAGAAAGGTCAAATAAAATATAAAAAAATGAATAAAGATAAATTAAAAGTAGGTGATGTATCTATAGCAGAATATGAATTAATTATATTATGGGCGTTAAATAGAAATTTAGATTATAACAAAATTTATAAAATGATAAATGTGTATATTAATTTAATAAATAAATTAAAAATAAATAGTGATAAATTTGATTGGTTCAAAAAAAATGTAAAAATAAATAGAGAACCAACTTTAGAGGAAAATATAATAAAATGTTTCCTCTATGGAAACCCAATAAATATCAGTATATATGATACATCTGATAAACAATTTCATAGTTTATCAAAAAATAATATATATAGTATTGGAAACATCTATCCATCTTCTAAAATTACAGATACAACAATTATTCCTATTAAATATATATTTCATTTAAAATCAGAAAATGATAATATATTTATATTAAATAATATTAAATTAAAATGGGTTATAGAACACCTACCACATGTATATAATAAAAAATTAATAGATGCATTATCAAAAGACGATGCGATTACAAATTTATTTATAACTGATATAATAAATAATTCATAAAACATTTGATAAAATATTTTCATATATATATATAAATATATATATATGAATGAACCAAATAATAGGAACAATCTAAATCCTCAAATATGGGGTCCGAAAGGATGGTTTTTTTTAGATTCTGTTGTATTGTCATATCCAGATAATCCTACAAATAGTCAAAAAGAAGAATTTGCATCATTTTTTAAATCTATTGGAAATATATTACCTTGTCAAAAATGTAGTTACAATTATAAAAATCATTTAGTATTAAATCCACTAGAGGACAGTGATTTATCAAGTCGTGATAAATTAATAGATTGGTGGCTGATAATGCATAATATGGTAAAAATATCAACAAACAAAGCGGAAATAAGTAGAAAAGAATTTATAGATTATTATGACACAATGTATGGAGAAGGGATATGTAATAGGTCAATGGTAAGAAATTTGATATATGTTTGTGTTTTGATATTGATTGTGTTATGGTTTAGGAAAGTATTATTTAGAGTAGAATAAGAAATGTTATTTTCTAAATATAATATAATAATATGGATATTTTAGTAGTTGAAAAAGAAAAAGAAACATATTTAGGTAATTTTATTAATAATTATTATTCAGTTTTTATAGATATATTTAATAAATCATCTACATTTGATAAATTATTATTAATTTTTATTAGATTAATTGATGTGTTTCTTATATTGATTGTAATACTTGGTTTTCTATTACCAAAAAATTTATCGATATGGCATATTGTGGCATGTTTTGTTGTATTATGTTATGTTGTTAGCGCCGATAATTATAATGGAGATTATGACTTTACTTTTATTAGCAACGCAACTTTCACTATTCTTAAAAGAAATAATGTCAATATTGGATATTCAAACGAACAATTATTAAATGCATCTAAATTTATTCCAATACAAAACAAAACAATCGCTCTATTTGTGTCTATTTTAATGTTAATATCTATTTTAGGTTATATATATCCAAACTATTCGGCAAATACATTGTTATATAAATTGTTAGGTAAATTAAATTTAATAGATAAAAGTAAAGAAGATAAAGTTATGCATTCAATTAATCCTGATTTTAATTTAGGTTATAAAAATAACACTCAAGAATTAAAAACAATACAAGAAGTAAAAAATGATAATTTAAATCAAAATCAAGATGGTGGGGAAGTACCAATTGAAAAAATAGAAATTCAAACAATGCAATATCAACCATCAAACACCGAGATATCTAATAGTAATCAATATGATGTAAATATAAATAAAGTAGATAGTGGTTTATCAGTATTTAACAAGATTGAACCAATAAAAATAAAAACAAAACCTGATTTGGTTGGAGGTGATATTATTGGTAAAGAAACATTAAAAACAGATGGAGATATAGCAAATACAAATAAATTAACAAATAAAATAGAAGTAGAAGAGGTAGTAGAAATTCCAGCAGTATCAACAGTCAAAAATACAGGTAATAATAAATTTATAGAAAAAGATTTAAATTTAAATTTAAATTCAAATAAGGAAATAAATAAAGAACAATTATATAATAGTTTGAAAAAATTTAATAACATAATATAATAATGGAGACAAATATTCAAGTATTTGAATTAATCAAAAATAAAGAATTTGATAATATAATTAAATTATTACAACAAGATGGCATTATAGATGTAAATTTAAGAGATAATAATAATGTTTATATTATTCAATATGCAATTATGTATAATAGTGTAGAATTAATAAAAACATTGATTAATAAAAATTGTAAAATAGATTTTATAGATGATGAAGGTCATAGTATATTATATATACCAATAAAATTCAATTATATAAATATATTAAGATTGTTATTAAATAATACGAATGTGATAGGTATTCCATTAATAGACATAAGTGATAAGACGGGAAATTTACCAATACATTATTCAATATATTTTGGCAATAAAGATGCATTTGATGTGTTAATAGAAAATGTATCACAATATAATAAATTAAACGATGATGGTTATTCAGCATTACATTTGAGTGTAATAAAAAAAAATTATTATGCATTAGAAAAATTAATGGAAATAGATAGTGTTAATATAAATACTCAAAATATGATAGGAGAGACTGCTTTACACTTGGCTTGTAATTATGAAGATGAAAAAGCCATCGAAATATTAATAAATAGTAATAAACCAATAGATGTAGATATAATAGATAGTGAGGATCAGATTACACCTTTGATGTATATTGTAACATTGAACAACATAAAAATCACAAAAAAAATATTATCAAAGAATCCAAAAATAAATATTCAAAATGCAAATGGTAATACAGCATTACACATCGCAATAATAGAGAATAATTATGTAATCGCAAATATTTTATGCACAAAAAATAATAATTACAATCTTACAAATATTAATGGTATGACTGCATTACATTTATTATTATATGAAACATTGAATATGTCAGATGAATTGGATGTAATATTATCAAGATTAAACAAATATAACATAGATTTATTATTTAACAAAACAAAACTGAATATGCAAGACAATGATGGTAATACAGTTTGGCATTTATTAGCGAACAATGATTTATGGTTATACTATAAAAATATATTTAGAACTACAAAAAACAATATATTTATAAAAAACTCTCAGAATATCACACCATTTGATATTATAAAGAAGGGTAAAAATTTTGATACATATTTGGACATAATAATAGATAGTTATTATTACACATTAATTAATAACAAGATTGAGTATATTTCTGATTGGGAAAATAAATGTTCTTTAAAAAAACAAGATATGAATAAATGTAAAGAAAACATAAAAAAAAATATATTAGAAAACAGTAGATCTGTACCTGAAAAGAAAACATCATATTGCATGGTTGAGTTTGACAAAGATATAGATACATTATTTACGACATTTACGGGTTCATCAATTGATATAATATGTGGTTTAAAAATGTTGCATGAAAAATATAAAATAGTATCATCATTAAATAATAAAAATTTGATTGATAATGAAGAATTAAATAAATATTATTTACAGATGGGTATTAGAAAAAATACATTTGATTTTTTAAATTTTGAAATTCAATGGTTATATCAAAATATTTTTTTTCCAGATAATTTTGAGACTGTAATTAATCTCTTTATAAAAAATAAGAATATTAAATATTTAGTTATTCCGATTGGGATAGAATTGGAGAATGGAGCACATGCCAATATATTGATATATGATAAGTCGAGTAATGTGTTAGAGAGATTTGAACCGAATGGATCAGATGAGCCACCTAAATTCAATTATAATGGTTTATTATTAGATACACTATTAAAAAAATATTTTCTCAAATATTTTAAAAACATGGAATATATCACACCCAAAATGTTTTTACCTAAAATTGGCTTTCAGGCTTTTGAAAATATTGAAAGCATTAAAAATAAAAAAATTGGTGATCCAGGTGGATTTTGTGCTGCATGGTGTTTGTGGTATGCATATTATAGACTAAAATATCAAAATGTGGAACAATCTAAATTAGTGTCTCAACTAATTACCCATATTAAATATAATAATTATACATTCAAAACTATTATAAGAAATTTCTCAAAAAATCTTAATATATATCGTGATAATATTTTATCACAAGTTAATATTGATGTCAATCAATGGCTAAATAATCAATACGATCTAAATGTTCTCAAATCATTACAAAAAATTATAATTAATGATTTACTCTAATATACTTTTATTGTAAGATGCATAATATTTTAAATTATGTGCTAAAAATAATACTATTTCATCCAATATTCTTAATCTATTAATATGATAAGGTCTTATTATATTTTTTGCTTCTTCATATGTAAACCAACCGATGTCTCCAATCTCAATTTTTTGACTTGGCAGATTTAAATTTGTATTTTCTAATTTTCCTATACTTAAATAATATAGGTGTTTATAATTTAAATTATTTGTTCCAATCAATGTCTCACTTAATGGTAATATTCTATCCATTATATCTATTTTTGATGTGTCAATACCTGTCTCTTCTTCAAATTCACGAATAGCACAATCAATATTTTTTTCATGAATATTGCGTCTTCCTTTTGGAAATCCCCATTCTGGTTGCGTGTATAATATATTTATTTTAGATTGTAATAAATCAAATATTCCATTCTGTTTTATATATGTAAATTTATCATTTGATATTGTGTATTCTTTTATATGCATCTTTGATTGATTTTTTTCTTTATCATTATAATCTTCTGTTAATCCGACAATTATATCTTTTTTAAAAAAAATTTCATTTGAGTTTTCCTCTCCATTCAGATTATTATTCCATAGTCTGTTCCAAATATCATCAAAATTTGTTGACTTTAAATAATCTACTTCATCGTGTGTCATCTGATTTAATAAAAATAAAATTGAATCATTATTTCGTTCATTATATCTGCCTCTAACAAATTCAATATATCCAACAGTATTTTTTCTTCTTATCATTAATAATTTTAATTTATTTTTTACATGTTCAATATATAGTTCAATATTCGAATTTTGTTCTAATGATAAATTATTTTTTTCATTAAATTTATCAAGTAATATGTTTTTAATATGATAATTATTCTGTCTATATTTTTGTATTATGTTCTTTATTACATATTTATTCAAAAAAAATACATCTAATTTTAAATCTGCTAAATATAAATTAATTATACCAATAGATGTTATTGGCTCATTGCATTTTTTATAAATATGTCCATATTTTCCACAATTACTACAATATATTTTACTTTTGAAATTTTTTTTTCTATACTGAGTCTGATATTCATCTCTATTTATCATATTTAAATATGTTTCCAATGTTTCAATATCTGTACTTGTACCAATATTTGTACCAATATTTGTACTAATATTTGTACCAATATTAGCATTAGCATCTAAATCGTTATTATTAAATCCTTCATCTATTATACTTGTCAATGATATTAATGAATCAATATTCATTTTCCTATGATATTCTCAGATTTTATTTTTTATATTATAACTTAATTATCATTAATAATAATATTCTTTTATATATCCATAATAAAACCTTTGTCTGAATCATCATCTCGTTTTGTTTGTTTTAAAGTTGCCTGTTCTTTTGTCTGAGGAATAATTTCTTCAATACCTTCATCTTCATTCATCAATGTATCTTTTATAATTGTTGGTTTTATTATATCACCCTCATCATCATATTCTTTGTACATATATTGATTTACAAGTTCATCAGTAGCGATATCGTCTATATATCCAATAACACCGATTTGTGCTTCTCCATTGTACATTTTTTTTGATTTGACAGTAATTTTAAGATACATGTCTTGAGATAACACCTTTTTATTCTTGCCATATTCAATATTGCCATTACTGTTTATTTTAAATAAATTTGGATTGATGTCAATATATTTTATCAGTATTAATACTGGACCATTTTTTGCTACTATAATTCCTTTAACCATTTGTTCTATTTTACATATCATTTGAATATTTGGAACAACATTACATACTTTAGCGTTATATTTTATTTTAAAAAATACATTACCGCTAAAATCCTCAGGAATTAAATATCCATCTTTGTAATCAATGATATCACTTATTCTACATATATAACCTGCATCTATACATTTTTTTTCTATTTTATTTCTAAGGTTTTGTTTAAGATGTAAATATAACTCATTATTAAGTTGCCAAGGTTCAGCAATAATAATATCATGAAGAGTTAGATCAAAAAAAATCTGTTGTAATGCCATTAGTGAATATATTAATATATAACTATATAATATTTAAGTTATATAATAATAATAATAAAATCAATTTTTTTATATGATATTATTCAATAATAGCAGACCAATTACCTTTATCCAGACTAAAATTATTTTTTTTTAATAAGCTATTATATTCATTAATTTCGTCTGGTTTGTTTAAAATCGTTACTTTATATTTAGCAAATTCTTTGTCTCTAGTACCTTCAAAAATACCATTTTTAATATTCTCAACTTTTGTTTTTAGGGAGACTGAAATATTAGATTGTAAATTATCTATAATATATTTTATTCTATCTTCTAAATTAAATGGAAATGTATAAATTGGATGATTAGCTGGTATAATCATATATACAAATTTATTTTTTTGTTTATCAGTACTAAATTTTTCTAAAAATAATAATCTGTTTCTAATTTGATCGCATATTGTAAATCGTGTATTATTTGTATATTCATTAATATTCTCAATACCAATATCTTCAGCTATTTTTATTAATAATTCTTTATCTTTACTAGTATTACAGACGGAACCTTTAATACTTGGAATACCCATGCCTCTTTTTTTGGATAATATTTTTTCTCTTGCAGAACGGATTTTAAATAAATCATCTTTACTTTCATTCATAGATTTAATTCGGCTCGAACCTTTATCAATAATACCAACATATACAAATTCTTCTTTTTCATTATAATACTCAATATTTGAAAAATTATATGCTTTTTTATCTACTTTTAATAATTCTGTTGTTGATGTAATTGCTTCTTTTTCATTACCTTCTAATTCTTTATTAAATTTATCAGAATTTTTAAGATAATCAAAAATAGTGAGATAATTATATAATTCGGATTGATAATTTGATCGATACCACATAGGTACATCTTCATTTTGGTCAAAAGGTTGAAATATATAATAAACACCCCGATAAATTAGATAGCCTGGTACATTATATTTATCATATATTGTGTCTTCAAAATTATTAAAATCATTTTCATCAAGAGGTATAAGTTCATTAAGAGCTTGATAAATAAAAAAATCTTCAAAAAGTTCAGCTTTTTCTTCAGTATATACAGATTTAATTATTTTTTCGAATTCATTTAGTGTGTATACATATTTATACTTATAAAGTTCTTTAATTTTCTCTTTGACTAGTTTAATTTCATTTCGTTTTAAAACAGATGTAAAAGTAGTATAATCTATTTTTTTTTTATTTAATTTTGTGTATAAATTATTTGTTTCATCAAAAAATTCTTTATTTAATTTTTTATTAGAGCATTTATAAGAACAATTTTGAAAATCGCATGCAGCAGGACATAATGTTACCTTTGATTTTTGTTTTTCTGTTAGTTTTTGATATTCTTTAGCGTCTATACAATTTTTATATTTTTCAACTTCTTCAGGGAAAATATTAGCATGATAATTTAGAGGACAATCAATCGCAGTTTCTTTTAATACCCTTTCAATATCTTTGACCAATATGTATTTGTATTCAGCTTTTTTATATAATTCCTCTTCAGCTGATAGTCTTACTATTTCGTTTCCACCTTTAATTTCTGTATCTTCTGTATCATCAATATCATCATCTTTACTATTAGTAATTTGAGGTAAAGAGACGACATATTTATATACATCAACTTTAGGGAATGGATTATCTTCATTAGTAATTCTATAGTGAACACAATAACGGATTGCTCTACCAATAACTTGATATACTCTACCAAAATTATAATACACATCTAATATATGTACGCTTTTAATATTTTGTAAAGTAATACCTTCGTTCATAACTCTTGAACCTAAAACCAGTTTAATATGTTTGCCTTCTTTATTATCAATATTATTAAATACATTTTTGAGAAGATTAATTTTAGTTTCAGGGAGGTCTTCAATAGTATCACTAGCTTTACCAGTAAAAGTGACAAAAGTTGCTGGATAAAAATTTTGAATATTATCAGTTTCTTTAAATTCTATATAAGGTTTTCCAGTAAGTGCATCTAAAGTATCATCTTGAAGATTATAATTTTTATTTTCTAAATATTCTAAATAACCATTTTGTAATAGAACTTCTTTAAAGAGGTCAATACCAACTTTAACGAGATTAGAATAGACGAAAATAGTACCGGGACCTTTTTTACCGATAACATTTTCGTTAATATCATTTAAACAAGTAAAAAATTTAACTGAAAATTTTTTGAGATGTGGGCTTTTGAATATTTTACCACCAATAGATTTACTTTTTTCTTTGTCATAAATGAGTTCATTTGGATTAGGATATTTTCCATTGAAAAAATATTGATTAATTTTATTGAGTACAAGTTGTTTGTTTGCTTTTAACTGATTTCTCAAATTGTTTATACCTTCTTCACCTATTACACCCTCTAATCTGTTTTTATCAGCTGATAACGCCGGAAACACAAAATTTGCCGCCGATTGTGACCGTCTATCTAATGTATCATCTGTAACATTAATAATTTTTTCATAAGTTTTAAGTTGAAATTCATCCATATAACATCTAATAACTTTTGTAAAATTAAGAGTGGGAGGTATTTCTCCAATATCATTTTGTTCAGCATAGATGAGAGGATTAGAGCCTCTATAATGAGATACATAACCATTAACCATTTTTTTTAAATATTCGCGTCCATCTTCTCTGAATTCCATAGTATGGCCAACACCATTAAATACTTTTTCTCTTTCAATTTGATATTTTTCAGGTCTAAGAAGATTAATTAATTCAATAATATCATCACCTAAATTTTTCATTGGTGTAGCTGTTAGAAGAATAACTTTAAGGTTTTTCGAATTACGGATAATTTTTTTGACTGATTCGCCCCATTCATTACCTGTTAAATTGTGTGCTTCGTCTACTATTAATAATGTGTTGTTTAATGCTTCAATCTTATCTATCGCAATATCTCTCTCTATTTCACCCTCTAAATTTTTTCTATATGTTTTTTTTCCACTCTTTTTTAATACTGATTTTGATTTTGAAGATGTATCACTATCACTATCACTATCATCTCTTTTTCTTTCTATAATTTTTTGACCAATTACTTTCTTTTGAAAAGTTCTCAATGACATAATTTTATAGAACTGTAATGCATTTATTTTTGCTTGTTTAATTGCTTTATTTTTTTCGTTTTCATCTATATAACCAATCGTCTGATTGAAATCTTTCATATATGTGTCTTTAGCACATTTTTCTACAAGCTCGTTTTTCCATTGTTCACGAATAAAAGGTCCAGTTAAAAGAATGTGTATTTTGGTTCCATATTTTTTAACCATGTCTTTGAAATTTTCAGCTATCGCAAAAGCACCACATGTCTTACCAGTTCCAACACCATGGAAAATAAGAACACCTCTATATGGTGTATTTGGATTAATATAATTACTAAGTAGGGATTGTTGAGTATGTAATTGGAATTTTTCACCACCACATTCTTTGTCTCGATATGCTTTAATTTCTTGATAATCTTTAATCTCTTCTCTAAACGGAACCTTGTTTATGTAATATTCTCTCTTTTTATATATCTGATATTGAAAATCAGGATCATCTGGATCTGGATATGCAAAATCAACTTTAATTAAATCAATTAAATTATTATTATCATCATTATTTAGTTCATTATTTATCATTTATAAATTACAACTTATTATATTGATAGATATTATTTTTTATTATTTTAATAATTTTTTTATTTAATTCATCCATTCATTTATAAATTAAGTTTAATTATTCATAATAATAACTATCCCTAATGTATATTAATATATATGAGAAAAACATTGATTATGGATACTAATAAAACTATATCTTCTAATGATGATAATTCTAAAAAAAATAAAGATAGTACAATCACTATAACATCTACTGAAATGAAATTATTTGACTCAGAAAATTATAAAATAACTTCTGAAGATATGAATGAAACAAAAAAATATTCAGTATCCGACAAAAAAATTATTGCATCTCGTATAGAACAAATAAAAAATAAAAAAATTTATGTTAAATTGTTTTCAATAATTTATTCTGATAATAATGACTACACCACAAACACTAATGGTGTATTTCTTAACATCAACAATTTACAAGACAAAACATTGATTAAAATTGAAAAACTTTTAGACACATATGACAATATTAAAAAAAATAAATCAGCTACCAATAAATGGAACCTATTACTCCAAAATCAATATAATACACAAAATACAGTTAATATAGACGATAAATATACAAATCATGAAAAATTATTTTTAAAAAGACAACAAGCAAATGATAGCGAACCAATTACTTATTGGGGTGCCAAAGATAAATCAAATGAAGAAACAAATAAAAATAATGTTAATTTATAAATTATTATATTTATTATCTTTAACTTAAGATAATAAATATAAGGCATTAATGAATTATAGTAATATATTAATATATGGATTTTGAAAAGTACCTGAACAATGATAAATTTAAAGATGTTATTAAATTAATTTCTAATAATAAAAAATTATCAGACCGTTTAATATTAAACACTATTAAAGAAAATTATAATTCTGAAGAATATTGGAAATATGTTATTGAAAAAGTTAGTTTATCTAATGAATTCATCTTAGAAAACATCGCACATATCAATCTTGAATATGTTTTAAAATATCAAAAATTTGATTCTGATTTCATTTCTAATTTTAAATTTATTAATAATGTTATTGAACGAGATTATGTTAATCATCTTGTTAGATTTCAACAACTTACTGTCCAAACATTAGAATATTTGATTTTGAATGCTTATATTGAGTCAGAATTTTGGAATATTATAAGTCAATATCAAATATTACCTGTCGATTTTATTAGAAAATATGATAGTAAATTAGATTGGAAATTGATTTCTATCCATCAAAATATAGATTTAGAATTAATAACAGATTATTTGGAAAAAATAGATTGGTCTAATATACCATTAAATATAAGTTCATATTTATTAATAAATAACAACACAATAAAATTATTTGATAAATATCCAATTTGGGAAAATTCTGCATATCTTAATAATCTATCTAATGATGTTTTATTTGAATATTTTGATAATCTTTCTCTAAATTCAATTAATAATATTTTATCTCACAGGGAATTGAATGAAGATTTTATTAAAAAAATTATTAATAAATTTGATGATGATAGTGTCTGGCAAGCCATTTCATCAAACCAACAATTAACAGAAGAGTTTGTAGATAAATATATTGATAAATTAAAATGGTACGAATTATCTGAGAGCCATAATTTTTCTAATGAAGAATTATCTAAATACAATATATATATAGACTATAAAAAATTATCATTGAATGATAATTTTAATGATAAATGGACAGATGTTTTAATCACAAATAAAAAAACTAATCAGAATGTAGCAAATTTAAATTTTGATTTTTTACAAAAATATGATATTATTTCAGAAGATGCAATTAAATTGTTAAAATAAAATTAATAATTATTTTGTTTATATAAATAGATTAATTAATATTATATAATATTAAATTAAGATTTAATAATATATAACATAATATATAAAAAACATACATAATGGGAATTAAAGGATTAAATAAATTTATTCAGATATATGCTCCAAATGCTATTAAAGAATTAACACTTAACGATCTTAAATATAAAACAATAGCTTTTGATACGAGTATTCTGATTTATCAATTTGTTATAGCTGTTCGTAATTCTGGCTATGATCTCACCAATAATGAAGGTATTGTTACATCACATATTCATGCTATTGTTATGAAAACTTTATCTTTTTTAAAAAAACATATCAATCCAATATTTGTATTTGATGGCAAACCACCTAAAATAAAAATGGATACTTTGAAAGAAAGATCTAAAAATCGTAATGCAGCAATATCTGAATTAAAAAATGAGACACATATTAATAAAGAAGAAAAAATTAAATTATTGAAACAGGCAGTCGTCATCAATGGTAAACAAATGAAAGAATGTAAAGAAGTATTACAATTAATCGGTATACCAACAATTGACTCTTTAGAAGAAGCAGACCCTCAATGTGCATTATTATCAAAACTTAAATTGGTCGATTATGTTGCTTCCGAAGATATGGATCTATTAACATTTGGTGTTGAAAAATTATTGAAGAATGTAAATAGCTCAAAAGTTATAGAAATAACATTATCAAAGGTGCTAACGGAAACTAAATTGACACAAGATCAATTTATAGATTTATGTATTTTAATGGGTAGTGATTATTGTCCTACAATAGACGGTGTTGGAATGAATCGTGCATTTATATTGATTACTAAATATGGTTCAATAGATGCTATTGTAAAATTGCCAAAACTTCGTATAGGTCAGTCGATTATCAATATTTCCGAAGAATTTAAAAATAAATATAAATCTGCTCGTAATTATTTTAAAAATCCTCCAGTTAATCATGATTTTGGTGAAATTAAATGGTCTAAACCTGATTTTGTAAAATTAGAAAATCTATTGATTAATAAATATTCATATAGTAAAGCTACTGTCGACAAATTTTTATTTAAACCATTGACTGGAGGCCACTATCTATCCATCACTGGTAAAACTAATTTACAAATTATGATTGATCGTGAATTTTTATCTCATGTTAATCTTCTTAATATGGACCATGAACCATTTTTTGGTGAAAATATTAATATGACTGACACAACAGAAAGTTTAAATATGAGCGAAGAAAATAATATAGATTTTAATGAAGAGTATGATAATGAAATGCAAGACAAATTGGATATCAAAAAATTATTGAGTATAATGCATGAAAATAATATTAAAAATTTAATTAACAATTAATTTTTTTTATTTTATATTATTAATATATAAATATGAATAATACTCAAGAATTAAATACAAGAGTTCCCACTACACAGGAAATAGAACAAAGAGCACTAAATTGCCGTGTGTATGGTGGTGCTTATTGCAATCCATCAATTCAAAAAATTTTGGCTGATACTGAACGATTAGTTAATAGAGATTATAATGTCGACCCTACTAAAATTAAAAATGACTATATACAATTTATTCCTCAACAAGGCGAATTCGGACGATTTGCCGCTGATGGCTCTTATTATAAATATTAAATAATAAAAAAATTGATTTTATTATTCTATAATATAACATTTTATTATATTATATTATATCATATTATAACATGTTTTACATCAAATCTACCAATAAATTAACTAACTATCCTATTACTATTAATAATCTTAATAAATATGTTGATTCATGCAATATTAATAAATATGTTAAATTAATGCTCGTCTTTTCATTACCTAAATGTTCTCCATGTTCACGATTAAATGACATTTTTACTGAACTATTCACCTATGCTTCAGAACAATCTATCTCTCTGCCATTACAAGTTATTAAATTTAATTATGACGATCTATCTCACAGTGATAAAGAATTCTTTGAAGTATTCCCAACTACAATCGTAATAAGTCCTGATGAATTACAAAAAATAGATGATAATGAACCATTAGTTAATTATGGTATTAATAATTGTTCTGTATACAAGGGACAACTAAATAAACTATGCGATGATCATCATCTTGTGTTATTCTAAATAACATATATATAAATATATACATATATATAGAAAAAATTGATTTTTTTATTTATACAATAACATAAAAAATAGATGTATTTTATATATGATGGAACAAATTATGATTGATGAAACCCCTTTTGAAGTTAAATTGAGTGAATATCAAGAACATGGAAGTATATCTACTTTTAGTATAAACGGCCATGTAGCACACGGTAAAACCGAATTAACAAGATTTTTAACAAGTAAAGACACTAAGACATCTAAAGCTGAGAAAGTGAATGGATGTACAATAAAATTAGGTCATGCGAATTTAAAGATATATTATAATGGAGAGAAATTTTTATTAAATCCACGAGAAATTCCGAATGGTTATAGATTAATTAGACATTTTAGTATAAGTGATAATCCAGGACACAATAGTTTTATGACTACAATGATAGTTGGAACATCAACGATTGATAATTGTTTATTTTTAGTAGCAGGAGACAAAGGAATAGAAGCACAAACATATCAACATATGAAATGTTTCAAATCTACTGGAATTAATAATTTTGCTGTAGTCATATCTAAAATAGATTTAGTATCAACAGTTCAAAGTTTACAAGATTTAGTATCAAAAATAGATAATTTTATGGATGAACAAGGATTAGATCCAGATATTTATGATCCAAAATACATACCATTATCATCTTTTACGAAAGTAAATACAGATGCTCTTATAAAATATTTGGTATCAAGTCCTTATCCAAAAAATATAATGAGTTTAGTTGATAAACCATTTCAAATGAGTATTATGAGATCATTTGATGTTAATAAGCCTGGTACATCAATATTTGATATGCAAGGAGCTGTATTTGGTGGTTCAATTGTTGAAGGATATTTAACAAAAGGAGATGTAATTGCCATTTTACCGGGTAATGTAGAATTAATAGATGAAACCTATAAATATACACCATTAATTACACAAGTTGTTAATATTAAGTCTGATACATCAGATTTACAAGTTGCATTACCAGGTGGATTTGTTGGAATATCAACAACACTCGATTCATCATTTGGTAAAAGTAATATGATGGTAGGTCATTTAATTGTTAAAATTAATAAAATTGATGATATTAATAAATTATCGACAGTAGCAAATATAATTTTTATGAATGATGTTGTAAATTTAAATGGAGATGAATTGAAAGAAGATAATGATTATTTACTAGTTATTCATGGTTCAGAACAAATGGCTAAATTAGTAAGTATATCAGAAGACAAAATATATAAGTTTGTTTTAAAAAATTTAGTTGCCTGCATTATTGGTGAAAAAGTTGCTGTTCTTACAAAAATAGCAAACACAATTGATATAACATCTTTCGGAAAAATTAGTGGTATCAAAAAAACAGACAATATTGTTATGGATTTAGCAATTGATGTTGATGAATATTTTAATAAATTACCAATCCAAAAAGTAATTAAATCTATTAAAGTTATTGATGATATTGAAAAATTTCCAGAATTTGATAAGTTTGAAGAAGATTTAGCATTAGATACATTATTGTCAAATATTACTTTTGAAAAGAAAAAATATATTACAAAATATGATAATATATTATTAGACACAAATACTACCAGTGTTATTATCACAAATGCTGGTAAAATTATGTCTGAATTTACAAACGATCCTAAAATTTCTATGACATTGTTAACAGAACTTGCGGCTCATATTAAAGTATTAATGGAACCTCTTAAACAGTCTGTAATCAAAGTTGATGGAACTAAAATATTATTTGATGGTTTGAGAAATACACGAAGATTTATTGGACCACAATTCAGTTCATATCTCAACTCATTTGTTGAATTAAAATTTAATTGTAAAAATTGTAATACAAATGGATCACTGTTTTTTGAATCAAAGAAAACATTTTGTAGAGCTTGTAATGCAATTATAGCAAGTAAAGAGTAAAATTTAAGACTAATCTATTATAACATTTTAATTTAAAACATTTATTTTATAACATATGAATACATATAATAAATTCAATAAGCTTATATAAAAAAAATTGATAAAAGTGAATTTAGCTCTGATTATAATATTTAATATTTTTTAATGTATGATGTGAAACATCATACATTAAAAAATATTAAATATTATAATCAGAGCTAAATTTATTTAATTAATTTTTTTTATATAGGGTAATCTATCTGTTATCATTGGCGATGAGAAACATCGCTAATTATAACAGATAGATTGCCCTATATAAAAAAAATTGATTTTTTTATTTTATTTAAACAGTATATAATAAAAATAGATTATATATAATGACCGAAATGATGAAATTTTACCAAAATGATTATCCTAATGAGGGAGACCTTGTGGTTGTGTCTTTGACTGAATTACAAGAGAATAATGCCCATGTTTGTAGCCTTTTAGAATATGGAGGTGTAAATGGTGTGATTTGTAAAGTGAATATTAAAAAACGAGACAAAACATTCAAGAATTTGAAAGTTGGTAGTGTATTTTTAATTGTAGTATCGTCAGTTAGTGAAAAGAAAAAACCTAGTGATGTGACAGCAATTGATCTACATTATATGGAAATTGATGACGAACAAATTAAGAGCCATATTGGTAGATATCAACAATATCTTAATATTATTGGTGCTTTTACTTATATAGCAGCTGATATTAGTCCAGTTGATGAACTTTCTAAACAAGATGTTCGTAAACAACGA